CATTGTTATAGAGATATCCCGAGTCAGACAAAGCCGCGGGGTTCCCTGCGCGCGTCTTCTTGCCCGTATAGATTTTATGCTTCGCCGTCTCCGCAGTCGCAAGCATCCAGATGATACCGTGCCGAAGGAACGGATTTGTCTCAATGACGCCGAACGCCGAGAGGATCACCTCATCGCAGTAACAGGCGTACGCCGCCGTACTGTTATAATAACAGCGCATGACCTCCGCTTCGACATTTGGTCCTGTCATACCGACGATCTCGCGACGATCCTCCGGGCGCAGATGTGCGGCAAGATATCTGAGATCGTCATCCGTCGGCGCATGGTAGGTAAACTTAGCCACCCGCTTCCACCTCCGGCACAATGGACAGGATCGTCATCGGCAGCGGGTCAGTCTGCTTGATCGTCAGATATACTGTATCCTCATAGCTTGCGCTCGGGATGACGACATGGCGTTTCCCACTGTAAAGTGCAATCGGGCTGTCATACTTCTCAGTGCTGCGCCACTTGATCGCATCAAGTCTCTTTTCCCCCACGCCATAGAGCCCACCGCGTGTATCGCGGAAGAGGATTGTCATACGTGAGACGCGTTTCTTGCGCCCCATATAGGAGCCGTCCTGCACGCTGAACTCAATTGGCATTGTCTGAATCGTGCTCTCAAAGGGCAAACCAACTGTAATCTTGCTGAACGCTTTCGGCAGTTGTAGAACACCACTCTCATTCACACGCATATCCGCAAGGACATTCCCATCGGCAAGCACGGAGACAGTCTTCCCAGTGAGCCACTGCAGTCCCGTAAGCGTATCTTTTGCCGTGCCGTGATAAATATATCCTGCATCTACATAGAACTGCTCCTCAGGCGCGGTATTGCGTATCTGAGAAGCCATCTGCTCGACATAATGCGCGCCATCACGCTCTACAACCGCCCAAAGTTCTTCTTCACGATCGCCCGAGATCGTGCACACATCCGTGAATTTCCCCGCCGTCGTATGCTTGTGCCACGCGTATACGTCCTGCTCCTTGATGTAGGTCATGCCCAGTAGCGCGCCATCCTCCCGTACGCACCAAACAACCGTGTTCGGCGTCTGCTGATAGGCGAGCGCAACAATCGTATGCCCCTCGAAGAGATGCGCAGCGAGAAGCGACACATCGTCGCCCGTGTACTTATCCACGTCATAACTATATGTGAGGTCACGGATAACACTGCCCTGATGCTGCACATAGACAATGCGCCCGCCGATGACGACCGGAGTCAGGTTGTTGATGCCGCGATACTCCTGCGGCTCTGCCTTTTGGTTCGTCGGCGTGAACGTCTCGTTGCCACCGCCGACCTTGTACTCGCCGCCCGAGGTGAGCATGAGCATTTCGCCGAACGGGATAATGGCACGAATGCCGTTCATCTGCCCGCCCGAGAGCGTTCCAGTGATTGCGTCACTGTCCTGCTGCGGGGTATTGACCCAGAAATTGTAATAGTCTCCCGATTGTGATGCCCAATAGGTCTGCGGCTTTGCGCGACTGCCCGCAAAGACGAGGCGGTCTTCGAAGAAACTTACCGCCTGTGGGTACCCCTTCTTCGCACTCCACGCCGAGAGAGAGAAATCATTCGTCGCCTCCGTGTCTGCAAATTCTCTCGTTACTGTTGCCGTAGCGCTTGTTGCGGAGTTGACTGCCGTAATCCGTGCAACGCCATAATAATCCTGCGCGAATGTCTGTATTGTCACATAGCCACGTTGCCGCTCGTTCTCGTTGCTCCATACAGATGTATCAAACTTTTCACTACGCACACGATACTCAACGATATCATCACCTTTGTTTGTGTAGTTGAGTGTGTAGTTCTGCGTGCGGTTGGCATGCTGTTCTTGCAATGCAATCCATGTATCCGTGGACTTATCATGTTTCTCTACTATAAAGCTGCCATTCCAAAAACCAAACGATTCCACGTAGACTGTTCCACTCGGAACGCATCGCACGACAAGCGATGTGGTTGGAATACCTGACTTAAGTTGTCCGCTCATTGTATGCCCAAGACGAATGAGACTGCCGACCATATCCTCTGTGAAATAGTCAACGCTTGCCTTCAACGTGATTTCACCCTGCACACCTGATGCTCCAATCTTTAAGCCATCTTTTGTATTGGGATCCTCAAACGGTCCGCCCGCAATATCCATCCGCTCGAACTTCCAATCCGTAACCCCATAGCGTGTGAGTGTCATTGGAGGGTGATTGACATGCACAAGAAAGAGTACGTCCGCAGATTGTGTGTACTTGATATCCGGAAGATCAGCCTCTTTGTATTCCGTTGGAATCGTCAGAGGGGTCCCGTCTTTAACAACAATCCCGCCTCGCGTGAATATCCGTACGAATCCTTCTGTAAACTCAAGCACATAACTCTGTTCCGTCGAATACTGAAACGGAATCAGACGCGCTTTTCGCCCGCCCTGCGTCTTTGCCACATGACGAAAGCCCGGGCGGCGTGTCGCCCCGCCATAGCGCAGGACAATCATATTCTTTAATGTCGATGCACCTACATCATACTTCTGTAAATCCGTCCGCCCGTAGAGTGCAGGCGTGAGTTCGCCGCCAGCGAAACTCGGCTTTAGGGGATACATTTGCCCGCCTGCCATTAGATATCACCTCCGAAACGCGCCGCAATGAGCGTATACGGTTCTTTCTCCTCCGCATTCTGCTCGTCCTCATTGTTCGCCACAGCATCCAGAAAGAGCGCCGTATATTGTTCTTCGCAATATCCCGGAAGCTGTGCATTTCCTGTGAGTTTAAATGCAATAGCTCCAGCAAGTTTCCAGCTGAGGGCTTCGACAAACTGCTCATCAAAAAGACCTGCGTCCTCGATGTCTGCCGTATACTCTGCCGAGACATTCGCTACATCGGTATAGATGACGCGCCCTTCTTTGTCACTGACAATCTGATACCCCGTATACGCAGGGATGTTGTCGAAATGCGCGTTATAGAGCTTGCGCAGCGCAACGCATGATGCGGGATAGCGATAGGCATAGGAAAAGCCCTGTGGCTTCTCCGTGAGCTCTGCAAGCTGCACACGCCTTGTCGCCCACGTCCACGGATATTTTCGCAATACGACGCGGCGGCAGTGGTCGTAAAACTGACTGCATACACGCGCCGGCTCGCTTGCTTCTGTGAGTGCCTCGACTGTATCAATCCCAATTCGCGAGAGTGCGAGATTGCAAACATCGATCTTATCCATCATTCCACCTCCTTAAAGAGAAAAGGGGCTGACGCACGAAAACACTTGTCCCCATACATCAGCCCCACTCCTTATTTCTTGCGTCCTCTCTTTGCCGTCGTCGGAATCTCCTGCACGGGCGGCGTATCGTCGTTCACATCGCCCTCATTCGGAGTATCCTGCACGGGCGGCGCAACCTCTTCCAACGCATCAAAATACGGAGGCACTTCCACCTCCGCAGGAAGATCAACAACCTCGTCTTTCTCATAGAGCCTGTTGCGAAACTGACAGGTCGTATTCACGCGATATTGCATTAGAGATTCACCGCCGTTCCAGAGCTCATGTACGCCGTAAGCTTACCGCCCGTGGGCGTAGTTCCTGCAATCACAAGGCGTACATAACGATTGCCCGTGCGAATCGGCGCATAGAACTGCGCGAGCGTCGCCGCCTTCTTCGTCTGGTTGATAGAGGTCGGCACAGTTACACTCATCTCAGTAACCGGCGAAGCAAACGCCGACGTCGCCGAGGACTGAACCGTGATCGTCTCCACCTTGCCCGACGTGACAGGCGCGGTAAGCTTAACGTCGATGAAAAGCGGATGTACGAACGCACCGCCGAGCCCGATGTCAAGCACCGAACTCGTAACGGATGCCGCCGTTGCAACGTCATTGCAAAAGATCAATTCGTTATCAATATAAGCCATAACTTATACTCCTTCCTTAGTCAATCTTGCTCTCAGTGTTCAGGATCGCATCGCAACGCAGAACCGGGACGCCCCAGAAATGCGTGATCTTCTTACCGCCGAACTCGTCGATCGAGAGACGCACATTTGTCTTCTTGGACGCGAGGATGTCAAGATACGTCTGGACAGCGCGATTTCCGAAGAATGCCATCGTGCACTTATCGGGATTCTCAATCTGGTTGTATGCGCGGATGAGGTTTTCGACAAACGCATCTGCTTCTGCACCAGCAAGCTTGCTCGTGTCGATGTTGGCAACACGAACGACATAGCGAGGGTCACGCACGCACAGCCCCATATCCCAGTTGTACTGCGACTCGTAACCGTAATACTTGCCGCCATCCTTGTCGAACAAGGATTGCCGACCATTATCCTTATACCTAAATCCTGCACTCGTCCCCTCGGGGAAAATTCCATAGACGGTATCCTGCCCGTAACCAACAAGCCACAGCGAGGTCAGGGCGTTACCCGTGCCGCCTGCGTCGATGATCTGATCTGCCCAAATGCGATCCTGCGTTGTCTTGCTGTAGTAGTAGGCAGAAAGCCCCGTGAACTTCGCCGGCGTGACCTTTTCGTCTCCATAGAAGAAGGTCGACGCCATCTCCTGGTTCATCGCCTCCTGATAGGCTACGTTCTCAGAAAGTCGCCATGCGTTGTCATTGCCGTTGATCTGCATCAGCTTCTCATCAATCTGTGCAAAGGCTTCCATGCCACCGCAGGTGAAGGATTCTGTCTTGCTCTTGGACTTGCCGGGCTTCGTGCCCTTGTTGATGATACGCCATGCCACATCCGGCAGTTCTGCACGGATAAGCGCCGTCTCCATCGTCTTCTCGTTGCACTGCTTGAACGGCATCACGTCAAGAATACGGTTCGTTTTGCTCTGCAGCTCGATGATCTTCTGATGCGCGAGCTGTCCCTGCGCACCGAAACGCGCTGCCCAATCCTGCAAAGTTACGCAATCACTCATGTTTTATTCCTCCAATTCTTAATACTTACTGTTCGCAAAAAGTACATCTGCCGCCGACGGCTGTGCAGCGGCCTTTCCGTCCGGCGCATTGTCCTCCTTCAGAAGATGACCGATGCGCTGCAAGAACGCCTGTACCGCCGGATGATACGCAGCACCGGATTCAATCAAGGCGTTCATGGCATCGTCGCCACCGAATGTGTCCACAGCGATCTTTGCCGCCGCAAGGTTCTCAGGGGTATTCAGCCCCTTCTTGGCGCATTCGTTCATCCACTGGTTTTTGATCTCTTCCGCCTGCCGCTGCTGCTCCATCACAATGTCCGCATGCATCTTGAGCAGGCTGTTCGCCTGTTCCTGCGTCATCCTTGCTTCCTTTGCAACGGCCGTAAACGCTTCTTTCTGCTCATCCGAGACTGTCAAACCTTCTGGAAGATTGAACTCATACACATCGGGAATAACAGGCTCCTCCTTCTGAAAGCCAAACGGATTTTCAGGGGGTGTTTCCTGCTGCCCATCGGGCGGATTGTTCGGCGGTGCAAGAGGTCTCTCCTGCGGCGGTGCGGGCGGTGTGCCCTCCCCGCCCTGCGGGTTAGTATTCGTCGTCTCGTCCATGTTCTAATTCCTCCATTCTTCTTTGATGCTCACGGCGCATCGTGTATTCCAGCGCAAGCCCATCCTCGGATTCGCTCGCAGATTCAATGCGGCGGATGTTCCGTAGAATCTCATCGCCAACCGAGCGCCGTCCATTGGCAAATATGTCCTCGCGCCCGTTCCCTGTTGTGTAGTGTTGATTTACGCAGCAGAGGTCAAGCACTTCCAAAACAAAACGACGCCCTTCCGGACGCCGCATAATGTTTTCAAGTGTGTCTAAATCCATACATCAGCCTCCCCCCAGAATGCTGCCAATCGTGTTTTCATTGACAGGCGTTTCGGAAAGGAGCCTTGCCGCCTCTACGCTGTCTCTCAGCGGCTTTGCCATTGCTGCCGCCTGCTGCATCTGCTGTTCCTGTTGCATCTGCTGCGCACGCTGCTGTCGCATCTTCTGCACATCCTGCTCATCACGCATGATCGTTTCAGGCGTGCCGGACATCTGTGCATGCTCGCGGATTGCCGCATCAAGATCAAGGTTATCCATGATCTCAGGCGACGCACCCATAAGATTCCCTGCAATCGCAAGGGTTTTCTCCATTGCGTTTGTTCCAACAGCTTTTTGCGCCTGTGCAAGCAGCGAGATAAACTCCGCCTTGATACTCTCCTCTTGCCCTTTGAGTTCTTCCGGCAACGGAGGCAGAAGCCCGTTGCGGTAGCAAATTTCAAATGCCCGCCGTGTGAGTGGTGCAAGAACCTCGTTGTGCATCTGTTCCAGTACAGGCGAAAGCATGAGCAGCTTCTCTTCATGGCGCTCTGCGACTTCGCGCGCGGTCATCTGCGGATTGTCCTGCTGTGCAAGCATCACAAAGAGATCATTGTAAAACGCTGCGCCAATCTGCTGCTGCTTGTACTGGATTGTCTGCATGACCTCTCCGCGATCACCTGTCGCCTCATAGAGCGGGCGAACCCCATTGATCATGTTATCCGGCACAAGTGTTTCTTTGCCCGGCAGACGGTTGACCTTGCCAACCGAGGACGGGACAATCAACGCAGGGTCAGAACGATGCTCTAGGAGACGCATATTGATCTTCTCGATCTTCTGCAGCTGCATACAGTTCCCGAGCGCATTGTGCCCGGGTCCAACACCGTAAATCCCGTTGGCGATCACCGTCCAGCGCGGCATCAGAAACGGGACTTCGTGATATCCACTGACCTTCAGAAACACATCGGTCTGCGCATCCTCGAAATAGTAGGACTTGTACTTGAAGTTGAGCAGTGCATTGGAATCTGGCTTGTAGTCAGCATTCTTCTCAATGAGCATGGTCACAGGGAAATAGTCTTTGAGATTCTTCGCACGGTACGCGTTACGCACCGCATCGCTTACAACGTCCTCGCCGAACTCGTCCACCATCTGCCACGCATTGAGCTTGAACTTGCGTGCAAACTGTACGACACGCCCGCGTGCATCCACATTGCCCGCGTACTCGCCGCAGGTGTAGGGACGTGCCCAAACGCCTGTGTTGAAGTCCTCAAGAAGAAGTGCTGCACCCGTGCCGAATTGCGTAAGCTCCGCCTCGATGTTGAGCAACATGTTATAGATATTGCTCTTGGCATAAATACCCATGAGCACATCCTGACACTCCTCGAGCCAGAGCTTCACGGTGTGATACTCCGCGAGCTCCTTGTCCTGGAGCCCGAGTGCAAACCACGGACGAGACGGCGACGTAAGCCCCGAATGCAGCCCTGCGGCACATTTCCCGCTCGCCTCCATTGGATATGGGTCAAGCAAGCAATAATCGCGGCGTCTGCCATCCTGTGTCTTATCCTCGTCAAATCGTCCGCGTGTCGGATTGATATACTTACTGAGTTGTTTCCATGTACTCTCGAACTGCGTACGCTCGGTCATCATCTGTGTAACCAGATTTTTCTTGCGGCGGATGGCATCGCTGTCGCGCAGCATCTCCTGTATTGCTTTTGGCATCTGTGCCATAGAGATCACTCACCCAGCAGAGCTTTTTTGATGTTGCTCATCATATCCGACATCCCGCCAAAAAGGCCGCCCGTCTTGTCCGTTGACGCACGACCTCTTGCTTTTGCAAGCTTATCGTGGATCGACTGACGCTCTCCCGCAGTTGCGCTGTCAATCGTCGCCGCAGCAGTAGAACCCGGCGCACTCTGTTTCACTGGCGGAGCACTGCCACCGCCTCCACTGCCGCCGAACAACTGCAAATCAAACTTCATACCACATTCCTCCTTTCAAGGGTCACATATCCGCAAACGGATCGTATTCTGCCGATGAGGCATCGTCTCCAATCCCTCCCGCAGACGGATTTATATAAACCGGCCGAGCGAACGTCAGAACAAATCCATCGGCAAGATCAGGGCTTTTGCCTGTCCGCTCCTTGAGTTTGTCTTTCGGCTCCAGAATGATTCGCCCAGTCGGATTGAACTTGTACTCTACCGTGGATAACTCTGTCTTGAGCTCCGCATTCTGCGGGATTGCGCCGCCGGATTCGAGCCATGCGCGGCATTTGAAATACATTTCCGCGCGGATATTGGCGTAACGCTGTGCATCCATTGCCATCTCGCCGAAGTTGACCTCCGACACCTGATAGCGCAGCTGACGCAGACGATCAATCACACCTGCACCCATCGCCCCCGCATCGATAAATGTCGCGTGCGGATGATGCTGATTGATGCAGTCAATCACACGGCTTGCAGTCTCCATCGTGGAGAGCCCCGTAAATGTGCGCACCTCTTTGAGCCATAGCCCTTGCCGAATGCAGAGAACAGTGCGGTCATCACCGAAACGCGCTACATCCACGCCGAGGATCACAGGCTGTCGGAGCACATCATCATCCTTGAGCAGCCTGTTTGCGGCGGCCGTGACAAGGTCAATCGGGATAACCACATCAGATGCAGACGCCGTGAAGTCACATAAAAGCTCCTGCCGAATCTCCATCTCTGTCATCTGCGCCTGCATGTCTTTGAGTTCTTCCGGCGGCAGCACACCTGTCTCATCAGCCCTATAAATGCAAGAGTACCAGCCATCGGATTTCTCCGCGTGCTGGTACATCTCGTAAAACTGATTCTGTCCTTTGGGGGTCCCAATGAATACCGCCCATCCCTCGCGGTCAGCAAGCGCAGGACGGATAACACCGCCCCAGAGTTCGGGCTTGATGTCCGCGTACTCGTCAAGGATTACTCCGTCAAGATAGATACCGCGCAGCGCATCGGGATGATCTGCGCCGATGATATAGAGCCTTGCGCCCGGTGATCTTGCATGCCGTGTCGGCAGTTCGATATACAGTTCCGATTCATTTACTGCGCGCCCCGGTATTGGATTGGTATAGTATTTCAGGTATTCCCACGCAACGCGCTTCGCCTGATTGCGGTATGGCGCAACATAGGCATATACAGGTGCCTTTTTGTCATTGAGTATCGCCTTACGTATCATCTCATTGACCGTGCCGACCGTCTTTCCGAAACGACGGTGACATACCAGCACCGCAAAACGATTGGCAGTGAGCGCAGGATGTATCGTGTCTTTCCATATCGGTCGGGGCGTATATGGTATTACAATCTCAGCCATCCTTGCCCTCCCATCGGAACGTCAAGGGGCCGCCGTCTGCGCCACTGAGCGAAATCTTGTCGTTGAACATACCAATGTGCCTCCCTAGGAGCTCAAGCGCCTTGATCTTGTCGCAGAGTTTAACTTCGATGCCATTCGCTCCTTGCTTGATACTTGCAATCGCTGCACGCTGATCATCGGAGAGCGTGTCCGTGTCTTTGGGGGAGACCACCTGTATTGGAGATACTGTCCCGTCCCCATTCTCGTATGTCAACGTTTCCACGCACACATAATCCGAAGCATCCGCAAAGGCAACACGCGCCAGCTCCTTGACAACGCGATCTTGCGTTACTTCCGTACGCTTCTGGAGGTCTCTTTGACGACGCGAAATTTCGGCTTGAACCTTAACATTCCTTAACAGCCTCGCAGCCGCAGCTTCAGCCGTTTTCGCACTATATCCTGCGCGAATCGCTGCCTGTTTGCCATTAAAATCAATCAACCACTCATCGACGAATCGTATCTGCTTCGGTGTAAGTTTCACATCGTCACCTCCTTACTTATAAAAAACCCGGATATTTTACATTTCACGTAAACGAAGTATAAAAAACCACGAAAATTTATATCTCCCCCTCCTCGCCCAATAGAAAAGCCGCCTCATACGAGACGGCTAACCGTGAGGGGATATAGGAGGAGAGATCAGTGGTTTAGGGTTCTCCCTAAATAATCCACGCTATCATATTACCACGGAAAAAGGTGTTAATTAGACATGTCTATTTAATTTATTTTCGAGTTTTAGATATGCCTCTACAGTTCGAGCAACAATATAATCCCACATAGCCCTTAATGTCCTCTCCGACACAAAGAACTCCGTATTGAGAAACCGCTCCCGTATCGCCTCGCAGTACAGTCTTTGTGTCAGCACAAGCCACGCTCTACGCCCTCTCCCTGCCTTTTGGCGTGATGCCTTACGCCGTGCATCCAGAAATATTTGCTTGCGCTCCGAGAGCCCACGCTCTACAAACTCCACCGCACGCAGCCACGTATAGGCAGGATAGGTCTCGTCAAACTTGACGCCACGCAACGCCTCCGCCTCCGTCGGATGTCCCGGCAGATTCCCGCCTCCTCCCTGTACGGTGCCCCGCACATACTCCTCGCGTTGCAGTCGATAGGTTCTTAGCTCCTCCGCATAGTTCAGCAGCATCGATTCCGCGCGCTTGCGGTCTTGTCTGATCTCATCCGCGATCTGTAGAGCTGTATTGTTCTCAAGCAAAACTATTCCTCCTCGCTACATGAGATTTAGTTGATTTCCATCCCCGCTCCTGCGACGGTCAATCGCCAGCGTAAACGACGCACAGGCCTTTCCGCTCTGCGTGTACCGCACCTCTGGATCGCGTGTCAGGCGTCCGATTCCCACCCAATGATTCATCTCGATCTTCCCTCCTCAAATCGCTTGTCTTTGTTCATCATCCAAAAAGTCAAACAGCGTCGGCGCGGTCTGCTTCATCTCCTCCGCTTTGAGGTACCCGACGCCGTCGTGGAAATAATCTGCGTTGAGCTCCGTTGCCATCCCGCGGCGCCCATGCTTGATTGCGCACAGCGGCACGGTCATAAGCCCACCGAACGGATCAAAGATAAGGTCGCCCTCGTTGCTGTATCGATCAACGAGACGTTCTACAATGTCAAACTGCAGCGGACACACATGGAGCTGCTTGCCCTTCTGCGCCTGCAGGGTGTTCATGGTCCGCATGCGGTTGATATCGTCCCAGACCTCATCCGTCCAGCTGCCGGGCGCAACAACCATAAACGTGGACGGCAGCTTCTTGTCCTTGTCGAGCTCTTCCGCCATCGCGACGTGCTCCTCATAGTCATAGATGCTCTCACGGCTGTACTTCCGATAGACGCGCTGGAGGTCAGTCACCGGGAAGCTCATAACCTCCTCTTTTGTGAGCGGTCGATCGCCACTGCTGCGCCAATATCCATGCGCATCGATCTGCCACCGTCCACGCGTGTATTCCTCTTTGCTCTTTGTGACCGGATCATCCGCGTATGCTTTGGAGGTGTCCGTCGGCAGCTTGCGAAACAGCAGGATGTATTCCGGGCACCCGACGCCCATCTTGCTCCCGTCCTTGCACTGCTCCGTCCAGCCGAGGCGGTATGTCTGGTTATTCTCGCGCACAACGTCGGTCACGACCGTGATCATGCCGAAATATTGAAACCCGTGCCGCATATAGTGGTCGATGCAGAGGGCGTGAAAGGGCTCAATGGTCGGCATGCCCGTTCCCGTTGCATTGCCAAATAGCACGCGATCTTTGACGTGACAAGCGAATACGCGCCCGGGCTTGAGTATGCGCAACAGTTCGGGGCTTAGATAGTCCATCTGCTCAAAAAAACGCTCCGTATCCTCGTTGTGCCCGAAATCGTTATAGCTCGCCGTGTACTCATAATGATTCGAAAACGGGATTGACGTCACAATCTCATCGACGGAGTTCTCCGCCATCCGCTTTGTCTCCTCGATGCAGTCATTATGGATTGCCGTCCATCCGTCGCCCTTTACCTCCACGCGATCAACTCCTATGCTTCGTCCCATCTCAGCCGCCGCCTGTGCACCGCCAAGCCCATACTCTTTGATGATCTCCGCCATCTTTTGCGTCAGGTGATTGTACTGCGTCCATTTGTGCTGCAGTACCTTGAGTATTTCCTGCTCACTGTCCATGTAGATGATGTCTACGATCACCTTCTCCGGCTGCAGGAAGCGATGACAGCGGTGAATTGCCTGGATAAAATCGTTGAACTCATAGTCAATGCCGAGGAAGATCATGCGGTGACAATGCCGCTGAAAGTTGCACCCGCTCCCAGAGAGTTCCTTTTTCGTGGCCAGCAGTCGGAATTTCCCGTCCGAGAAATCGATTGTGTTACGCTCGCGCACGTCCATATCCTGTGCGCCGTATATTTCCCGCGCCTCCGGCAGCGCCTTTTTGATTGCGTGACGTTCTGCCTCGAGGTCGTGCCAGATGATAAAATGATCTTCCGGTGCAGCATCGATGATGCGTTTTGCCTCCGCCATCCGCGCATCAATGCTCTCCCGCTTTTCGCGTGCGGCTTCCTTTAGCCCCTGCGCGGCGTCATGAAACATCTTGATCTGGCCGTCTTTCTCCTCTGTGAGCTCTGCCGGCCGTCCGAGTTTGTGATAGCGCACCTCGAGTTCGGGCAGGTCATAGCCCGTATCCTCATAGCCGAGGTTCGACGGTTTTTGAATAAAGAGCGCCCATGTCGATAGCCACAACCAGAACTCTTTTTCCTTGTGCGGGTAGAGCGTCAGATTGTTTGCTTTTGTGCTGTCCCGCTTGAAAAAGCGTGTCAGCGCCTGCCCCGTGTCCATGATCTCAAGATATCCCGCGTAGTGAATGAGCTCTTTGTACTTGTTCGGCGATGGTGTCGCCGTCGAAACGAGCTTGTACGGCACGCCGCGAAACTTATCGAGGAACGTCTGGTAGGTCTTGCTCCCGAAGGACCGCAGGACTGCCGCCTCGTCGAGACTCGTTCCCGCGAAAGCGCGGGGATTTATATCTCCGTCTCGCACGCGCTCATAGTTGGTGATAACAAGCCACCCCGGCGCGGCTTCCACCTCCTCCATGTTGCGAACATAGACAGGTGCGTCCATGCCGAGGAGCCTTTCCGCGTCGCGCATAAACTCCTGTTTGACGCCCAGAGGGCACACGATGAGCATCTTCCCGCCCTTATGTGCGTGGATGATGCGGCACCATTCGAGCTGCATTATCGTCTTGCCAAGCCCGAATGCGGCGAATATTGCCCTGCGCCCGCCCTGCACTGCCCACATGACTGCATCCCGCTGGTGCGGTTTCAGTACGGCGCTGATCTCTTCCGCATCAATGGCAACGCCGCTTTTTTTGGCAATCACCATCTTTGATCTCAAAAATCCAATATAATCAATGGTCATAGTTTCCTGCCTCCATCACCGTACCTCCCGAAATACAATATCCGTCTCCCGCATCATGTGCAGGAACAGCTTCTTTCTCAGCACATAATCCCGTGTCCGCACGCCCTTGACCTCGATCACCTCGCGCTGGCCATCATCATACTCGACCAAGAAATCCGGTGTATAGGTGATTGGCTTCTGTGGCTTGCCTTGATTATCCCGAAATCCCTCTAGCAAGGTATACGTCGGCTGACACTCAAGGTGCTTGATCTCGCCGAGCCGCAGTTTCTCGCGGAGCATCATGTACCATTCCGCCTCACGTTTGCTGTCAAAGGTGCGCCCGTAGACTGTTGTCTTTCGGGCGTGGTACTTGTTCGGCTTCCTGCGCGTATGCAGTATCATCGGTCATACTCCTCGAAATAGAATTTCACGGGTCTGCCTGTGAGCCGAATCAAACCGTGTGCAAGAGCAAGGCGGAACGTCAACAATTTTTCGAGCCGCCCGATGATAAGTCCTAGCTGTTCACGCAAGCCCTCAACACTCAGGGTTGACTTATAGAAGTTGCACTGCCGACACGCAGGACGGTAGTTCGTAATCTCATCTTCGCCACCGAGATAGACGGATTGCACATGATCGACCTGCATGTCCTTGATGTCGATCTCTTTGCCACAATAGGCACAGTGCCCGCCGTACATTTCGTAGACCTCTCGGCGCATATCCTTCGACAGCGCTTTCCGCCGCCGCGCTCCTGTAATCTCCCGTTTTTGTGCCCGCATGACATTCCCGATTGCTTCCCGCGCCGTCGGGTCGGGCTTCTTGCAGGGCGTATACTCGTCCATGCCATCACCTCATCCGTATAGTTCTTCTCTCAGATCGTCAATCAACTCTGAGAGTTCCTGCCTATCCATGTCTAGGAGCGGATAATCGTCAATGTCGTACCCGAGTTCACGCAGGAGTATTTTTGCGTATTCAAGCTGCCCTTTTGTCGGCTGTTCCATCTCGTCGCCTCCTCAGAAGTACCCGCGCTTCTTGTTCTTCTCGTTCACGCGCCGATGCAGTTCGCCGCGCTCATCCTCGTCGTAGCCCATCGCATTAAGCCACGAGACGCACACATGGATGACGTCCGTGAGTTCAAGCGCAATGCGATCTTTCGCCGCTTTTGCCCTATCAGGGTATTCTCTGCTGTATCCGTTCTCAAATAACGTACGATACTCCGGCGTCTCTTGAATGACCTCGTTCGTCTCCTCCGACAGCTTCGCGACCCACTTAACTGTTACTGCATCCTCGAATTTCGTGCACGGCTGCGGCTTTGTCATATCAATCTCCTGTGCCATCTCAGCACGCTCCTTTCATGCGCCAATCTGCGCCCTTAATCTCCACACGCTCGCACATCCCGTAGATGCGCGACATGATCCGCTGCCCCTGCATATCGTCAATCACGTTGCCACGCTTGTCTACGGTCGCCATATGCCCGATGATCTCCGTCGGGCTGTAATTGCTTGTCACGACCGTCTGCAATCGCTCGTTGTACCTGTGATTCACGATGCAAAAGAGCTGCTCGCCCACCCACTCACTCATCTTCTCCGCGCCGAGATCATCCAGCACGAGAAACGGCGTCTCCTTGACCGCCTGCACCGTCTCCGCTGTATTGCCGTCGTCAAACGATGCGCGGATGTCTGCCATCAGATCAGGCACGGAAGCAAAGAGTACGGGATGCCCCGCCCTTGCCCGCTCATTGGCAATAATCGCCGCGAGTTTGGTTTTCCCCGTCCCTCTCACACCGTAGAGAAACACGCCGCTGCCGCCGTCAAGCACCCATCGTGCAGATTCCACCGCCTTGCGATTGCCGTCCGTCACGGTGTAGTCCGCGAATGTGTCGCCCTCGTAGGCGCGTGGTATCCGCGCAGAGG